ATGTTCCCTTTTCAAACTTAGAACCTACAGATGATGCAAGTTTTCCTGTTAATTTTGGTGCTATGGCAGAAGCCTTACTTGCAATATTTCTTCCTAAATCAGAAAGAATATTAGAAGAAGTTTCAATATCTTTTTCAAGTTTATTCAATGAAGATTTAACTTCTTGAACACCATGAATTGTTATTGATGCCTCTGCCATAACAACCTAATTATGCATTTACTCTTGTTGGCTTACCATCAAGAATAAAATTCAAATCATAGGTGAAGAACTCACCTGCTGCGCCTCCAAGATTTGGAACAACTTCTGCATAACCAGTCGCTGTGAAGTGTGGTTGTGCTGTGGTTGGTGTCGCATTTCCATGTGGTGCGTATGTAATTGTTACGCTTTCTCCAGCATTGTCCCAAAGCCATGAATGGAATGATGCTGATGCTGTATCCTGAAAACCAGTTACAGCGCATGTGAAATCAAGAGAATCTTCGTAGTTTCCAAAGCCAAGCGTATTGACTGCAGATGAGAAAGTTACATTGCTTACTCCACCTGCATATTCAGTACCATCAACTTCAAACACGATAGACTTACCTTTAATTCGTGCCATGTTAATTTCCTCCTTCAATATCAATTGAAATATTTATATTTGTTGCTAAAAATTTAGCATTATTTACATCCAAAATGAATGGTTTATCTACAGTAAGTTTGTTTGCTGTTGTATATTCCCACATTGCAGGTATAAGACTATCTAAAGTATCATCAAGATTTTCTGTTTCAGTTTCGTTAGTTGCATAAGGTACTATTACTAATACTTTCCAATTAGATGCATAATCTGCATTATATTGATTCTCATATACAGTAACAAAATCTGTATCAGGTTCTAAGATTGCACATAATGGTTGTGGTTTCTCTGGTACATATGTATATACCTTTGATATACCGCCAAGAATTATTGCTGACTTTATTTCATCTCTAACTGTTGTTAGGTTCATTAAGCAAACCTCACCATGTAGCGATTAAGTAAAGGATATACACCAACAAGAGGGTCTCTTGCAGTATTGACAGGTGCTCCATCATATGTTGCATATTGAGCCACACCTGTTGGTGCATTACGACGCTGGAAAAGTTCTGACCCTACTTCAATGTAGCACCGCTTGAGTACACCTGCAGGAACCTTTGTGCTTTTAATATAAGAAGCAACTAATTCCTTTGCTGTATCCCAACATTCTTGTACATAGTCGTCATCATTAGATGATGCTCCTACATATGCTTTCAAATCAGTCCAGTCCATAATCTACTCCTAAATTAATCTAATGGATTAGCAACTATTGTCATTGCCTTTGGTTCTGGAGCAGCGATGCCCAAATATCCATAGACAGAGAATGAATTTGTAAGTGCAGTAATCTCTTCGTCGTTTAGGCGGAAAGGTGCACCTGCAGATTCATAAGTTGTAAGTGCTGCGGAGTTACCAACATAGAATGAACCACCAGCGAGTGATGGGTCCATAACAATTGGTAGTCCAAGAATTGTTCCAGTCAAACCAACAGGGTTGATTGAACCGAATGTGTTTACAGTTGCACCTGCATTTGAAAGAATTGGACGACCTGCGTCATCTACAACCTTAGCAAGTGCTTGGAATACATCGCTTGATACGAGAATTACTTCAAGTGCACGACCTGCGTTGTTATTTACATCAGCAGCAGCCTTTGCAAGTGCGCCAATAACTTCATCCGCTTGCCATGCAGAAACAGATGCTGTATTGAAGTTTGCAGAAGCAGCAACAACTGCAGCACGAGCAGCAGCGTTTGTTACAGCAGCATACTTAGCAACAAGTGCTCTAAATGCTGTGTCTACATAAGCAACAGATGAACGCTCTAATACCTGACGAGAGAAATCTGTGTATCCACCATAAGTCTTAATTGGTGCAGTTTGTGATGTGAGAGAAATCTTGCCATAAGCGAGTGTGTCGCCTTCTGCTTCTTGCTCTGCTACATCAAGTGTGTTTGTATCCAAAACTGGATATTCAACAGTCATGCCATCAGCAGGTAGTGCTGCAGATGAAAGTACATTGAATGTTGGGCGTCCTGCATTAAGAATGCGGACAGTATCAGAGACCCATGCATTCTTTAGAATGCTGTCTCCTGTTGTTCCACCAGTGAAACGCTTGTGAAGGTCAATTGCTTCGTCATTACCTGACGCAACAGCCTTAACATATTCACCATAGGAGCGGAACTTAATTGTTGGTTCTGCAGAAACAGAAGCGGTAGATAGAACATCAAGTCTACGCTCTAATTCTTCTGCGTGATTACGAACTTCTGCGATTGCAGAATCATAATTTGTGTTTTCAGTCATTATTTCCTCCTTGACTTCTTCTCTAACTTCTGTTACAGAAGCATTCTCATAAGCAGGGAATGCCACTAAGGAAACTTCCTTAAGGTCCACTTTCTTACGAACGATTGTTTTGTCTTTCTTTTCATCTACAACTGGAATAAATCCAACTGAAAATGATTTAATTGCTCCATCTTTTACAAGATTAAGAGTTTCATTACCTAAGACTGTTTCAGAAATCTTTGCACGAATGAGTAAACCTTCATCAGATTCTTCCATTTCAGTTACTCTGCCAATAATTTCTTTGTGGTCTCTAAACAATTTAACATCTGCGTTTAAGTCAACAGCGCCTTTATCAAAACGCTCAGACCATCCTCCGCCAATGTCAATTGTTTCATTGAATGGAACAGCCACACCAGAAACTTCACGCTTCTCTGTGTCTGTTGCTCGTATTTCAAACGAGCGTGTGATTAAATTATCCATTTCCATTACTCCATTTTATGCTATAGGTTGTTCAGGTGTTGGAGCAGTTTGTGCATCCATCATAGGCATTCCTTCAATTTCACGAACTTCGTCAATTGTAAGAAATCCTTTATCTAAACCTATTGCGTATGCCTGATATCTTGCTGTTTGGTTTGGACGAAGGAACTCAGTTAAATTAAACTCAGCCTCTTGTCCTCGTGGCAATAAATCAGTAATTGCTTGTTGAATTCTTACAACATATTGCTGTAGTCCATCATCAAACAATCTTGTTCTATCTTCATTACCATTAATGTATGTAAGTCCCTGACCTTCAATAGCCATAGCCAAATACATTGGTGGAACACCAAACATTAATGCAACTTGACGATTAATGAACTTTTGGTTTTCCAAAAATTGTGCCTGTTCAGGATTTAATGAAACTGATTCATATTTTAATCCTGAAGATAGAACAGCGACACTTCTTTCTCTCTGTGATGTAATAAATGCGTCTTTATTAGACTTTGCTACATCTTCAGAAAGAAATTCTGTTGTTGTTAATGTACCTGTTGGTACTGCAGATGTTCTAAACCAGTTATCTGCATAATTTTGAAGGTCCAAAGCGGAACGCAAAGTAGATTTGTGTCTTTGTATTGGTCCTTCACCTAATAAATCTGTTGTTGATGGTTTCTTCCATAACTTGATATGCACGATATCTTTGTTTGTATAAGATTTTCCATCAATGCTGTAATAAATTTTTCCATTGTTGTCAGTTAATGTAGAAATTGTTGCAGGATGTATGTTAGTAATATTAACAATACCTCTTGCACCTCTCTTTACTAACCAATATGCATTTCCAAATACCGCCATGTGATACACAGTTGTACCTAACCATTCTGATTGAGATACATTATTCTCAATATCAGGATAATCTAACCATGCTGGTGATGGAATTTGTGTGTTCCCTCTATAAACTTCTACAGGAATTTGCATAATTGCTGTTTCTAATACTGAAATTGCTCTACTAACAGGAACCAAACTAAGTGCTGTTGATTCATTCACAACTATTGCTTCTCTTGCAGGAGCAGTATTTGCAACTCCACGATTCTCTGTTGCAGGGACAAATGGCTCAGTAATATCTACTTGATAACCTAATCTTTCTACTAATCTGTCTCTAAATCCCATGTGTTCTCCTTAAAAGACCATCTGTTGTGGTTTTTGTTGTGTTTCCACAAACCAAACAGCCAAAACTGTTGCTACTGCTGCATCAATATCAGCACCGCTATCTTTACGAGCGATTCTCCATGAATCTCCGCTATTTTTGCGTACTGCTCTTTGAATTTGCAGTGAAACTATCTCATCACGAGGATGAATTAGTTCCTTACGCATAATTCTACGATACATGTTGTTTGACGCTGATATTAAATCTTTATTTGATGTTATTTGTACCCTCAAACCCTTTTGTTTTAGGGCTATACCTAAATCACCCAATACATTTCCATCCATAATAAATGGTTTGCCATATTTACCTAATTTAATACAAGCCTCAATCATTTGGTCTATATTTGTATTATTGAATGAGGCTACTAACTCTGTGGCTACCTTTCCATCAGGCAAAAGTTGAGCGGTAACGATAGATGCATTTTCCCAACCTGATGTTCTCTCAACAGCGAATACTTCAGGATTAGTAGGTCTGCCTTCAGGTTGTTGTTGCCACATTCCTACAGGAAGCCATGCATTCATAGAAGAAACAAATTGATTTAATCTATATCGTCTTGCATCTACTTCAGGCATTGTGGCTAATTCATTTTTAACAGATTCCCAATCCAAAATACCACTTGCTAATTGTGGGTTTGCCATGCGTACAGATTCTTCATCATCTACCGCACACCCTTTAGGTGCTTCCCAACAAAAGAAACCAAACCTTTCCAAATCTTTTTGACCTTCCATAGCCTTTGAACCATTGTCGTAAAGGTTTTTGAGCAACTCAGAAGTATCATCACCTGCAGTAGTGATACCAATAACGATACCATCAGGGCGAGTAGCAGAACCCAAAGCCATAGCAGTCCACACATCAGACTTAGCAACATGCAACTCATCAAACACAACAAGAGAAGGATGTAGTCCCTGAGCGGTTGCTGCTTGTGCTGCAATAACTTTATATATTCCTTGCTCGTCTTTCGTCCAAAGTCCTCTATGTTCTGTACTCCTTGCAAAGAAATGTTTTAATAATTCACTTGAATCTACCTGATGTTTTAGCCTTCTGTATACGATTTTTGCTTGGTCTGCGGATGCTGCGACAGAGATAACTTCAGGTGCTGGTTCATGTAATAACATCCCATATAAAGCAAATAACGCTCCTATAAGGCTCTTTCCATTCTTGCGAGGCATAGAAATAACCACTTGTTTATACCTTAGTCTACCTGCCTTAGATGCTTCAGGATAGTCATCAGGATATCTTTCTAATACACTTCTAATCAGCCATTTCTGCCAATCAGTTAATCTTAATAATTCATCATGCTTTTCAGGCAAACGCCATAACGCATGGGCAATATTAATAATCTTATCTCCATCAGTAGGAAAATCTTCTGATAAAGGTAATGTGTAGTGTGTTGGTTTCCAATTATCCATTGGCTATGGCTGCCAACATATCTGCGGGTGTCATTTCCGCTTGTTTACGATTATTGAGCAAACCTAAATTACCTAATAATGCAATTAATATTGGAGCAATCTTATGGCGATGGTTTGGAAATTCATCCATTGTTTTAGCCAATAGGACTGCCTCTGTTGCTGCTCCTAAATCTGCTTCTTCAAGCCATGTAGCAGATGCAATAGATTTTCTGACTGCTTCTTCTAAGGTATGGTCTACATTTAAGGGTTCATTTATAGATGATATTTCCCTTACTGCTCGTGGACCATTACCGCCTGTAAATCCTGTTTTCATATTTCTCCTTTTTCACTATTTTATATTTCTGGTTTTGTAGATAGTTTGTTCAGGGTCAAATATTCAAAAATAAAAAAACCACAAACCATTTATATCTACCAAACCTTTCAAACCAATATATCTATTATACCAAACACATCTATCATAATATTTTTATA